CAGCCTCCTTTATTCTGCGCCGTTATTGGCCATCGCATAAGTCAGAGCACCAACAAAAGTACCGCTAGTAGCCGCAGATGCGCCCACATTTGCAGTTACTGTTGCGTTTGCAGCAAGACCACCAGCAACGACCAGAGCACCAGCCGCACCAGTAATTTCACCTTTTACGTCAACTGGCAACTCGTTGGCGATACCATCAGGGTCGGCAGAAGTACCAAGATCAATAGTTGGGTTTGTGCCACCAGCCGCAGCTTGAACTGTCTGGACGCTAAGAACGATAGCACCAGCAGGCAGAGTCAATGTCTGACCAGCGGAAGAGGAAGTGCCAATGCGAACATTGGTTGCGCCAGTTGCTGTAGGATCACAAGCAAACTGAACAGTTTGGGTCATAACGCCAGGGGTTACAGTACCCTTAACGCCGCCGCCATATGAGCGGACTACACCCTGGAAGGTAGTATTAGCCATGTCAATCTCCTGTCGTGGCTAGTGTCAACCGCCCCATGCGGTTGTCAGGATACCAGAGTATAGCATTAAAAAGAAGGAGCCGCAACGAGTACGGCTCCTTTAGTCGAGGGGAGGAAACAGCATTATACCATATTGCATAGTGTAAGAATAGGCACTAATATGCAATCAAGTGGAGGGCACAATGAAACTAGTTGAAAAAATTTCATTCAAGAGATCAAGCAAGTTTATCTCTTTTGATTTTCCTTTATATATATTTGAAATAAACGGCTTTTCAGATAGCTTAAAAAATGAGCTGGTAACTCACATAGATTATTTGGAAAAACGGTTATCTGAGGTGTCTTTTTCCAAAGATCATGGAGGCACTCACACAAAAAATGTTTTAACAAACGCCCATAAAATATTGCATTTTTTTGATGGTGAGAACGCGGCTGTCAAACATATTGAACAAAAGCTCTTAGACGCTGCTAGGCTATATCTGACTGATGTTTATGAGAGCGAAAACCAACTACTTCATAAGTTTTGGTGTAACAAGTTATATCATTTAGAAAAACTGCAAAAACACCAACACTTTACCTTTTTTCCCCCGCCTGACAGCGTTTGCTTTTCTATGCATCTAACCGTGAGTTCGGACTCAAGAAACACCACAAATTATTACTTCTTAGATCAGGATATAAGTATATCAAATCAAGATGGGATTTTAACAGTTTTCCCAGGATGTGTAGAGCATGACACATCCCACAATGTTTTAACATCCCCAAGATACACAATAGCTGGTGATTTTGGTGAAGATAGACAGGGAAACAATCAAAGATTGCTACAGATGCAGTAGTGTTAATCCATTCTCTGTTCCCAAAGTACCCTTAAAAAATGTGTTGAAGGGCAAGCTAATCCTCTCTTTCTTGGATTTTACTGGTTCAACACCGTGGCATAATCTTGATGGGAAAATAATTAAATCACCTGTTTTAACTGGAACAGTCCAACTATCGGAGTTGAACGGAGTGTCATCACCGTCATAATGCTCAATCAGTAAAACATCTGGAGTTTCCTTGAAGAATGTTATGTTATCTGCGTTTTCTTCAGCATTAACATACAAGATTCCAGAGATAAAAGAGTTGGCATGAGTGTGTTTATGATGGGATCCATTTTGATTACTATAAGTCACCCAAGATTGAGTTATATACATGTCAACAGTATGAATAGGTCTGTAAACTTCTTGTACAAAAGTATTTACAGACTCAAGACAAAAAGAATGCAGGTTTCTTAACACGTCATATTTGAAAACTTCTGTGTTTGTGGATAGGTCATTATTAGGAAGTTTCTTCCTTTCTTGATTTTTTATGAAGTGAAGCTCTTCTACAGTAAATTCTCTATTAAGATTTGTGACCCCTATGGGAACAGGAAAAAGACCTGCTATATTCATGTTACTGCCCCTTCGCATTGTATTCTTATGTTTCCACTTAATGTTATTCTTTCTCCTTCAGATTCTCCTTTTAACACATGGTGATAAAGCCAAGTAGGAAAAAGTAATAACTCATGTTGTCCTAATTCAAAATTATAATAAGCTGGAGAAAAAGAAAAGCCGTTTAAGGTTTTAAGGTATTTATCAGCTTGCTTTAAAGGATCTAACGCTTGAAATACAGGTGCGCCGTCATATGTTTTATACACATAATTAAAAGCAATCTGATCTGCGCCTTCATGAGCATGAACTTCTTGATAAGAAGATCCATCATATCTATTTAGCCACATACTGCTTATAGATATGTCCGTTATTGGTTTATCAGTTGGTAATTTATATGGTCTTATATACTCAAAGACATGTGGTAATAAAGTAGACAGTACCACAGATTGTAAATCTTCAGGGAGCCTGTTCTTATTGTAAAATCCTGTTTCAACAGAGCACGACCAAAGATGTTCCTTTGAAACATGTTCGTCTATGTTGATGGAGTCAAGTGCCCTTTGAATTGGATTATCCATCAGGTTTATTAAATATATAGGCGTTTCAAATAAATTTAACCTTCCCATTTACCCCTCCACATTATGTTAAAAAAGGGCGACTATAAAGCCGCCCTTTAAGTCCAAAGACAAAACTAAGGACGCTGTTGTTTAGGCACCTTCGGAACCGAATACGCAACGAGGATCGGAGAAGCCGAAGCTATAACGCTCACGAGCCTTAAAGCGCATGTTGCCAGTGTCGAAGTCTGCTTCCATCTGAGTTGACAGAGGCACACGCTCGAAGTGGATGAACCCACGAGGAGCGTCTGTCAGGATGAAGAACGCATCAGGATCCGTCAGGAAGTCGTTGACAGCGTAGCCGTCAGGCAACATACCCATGGAGCGAATTGCGTTAACATCGTTGTCAGCAGTACCAACGCGGAGGTTGGATACCATCAGACGTTCTGAAACGAACTGAAGCTGACGAGGAACGATCAGCTTCATGCCGCGCAGAGCAACCTTCAGACCACGTTCGTCAACGAAGCCAGCAATGTTGATCAGAGCGTCTTCAAGAGAAGTTTCGTTCAGATCAGCAGCAGTTGATGGTTCGTTAGCGAAGGTGCTACCGTTGGTTAGTGGGTGCAGAGTAGAGCAAAGTTCTTTGCCATCACCACCAGTTACGGTGCTGTCGAAGGCATTGTTAAGAACAGCGGCAGCTTTAACCTGCTTTGTGTGAGCCATTGAACGAGCAAGAGCACGAGTGTAGCGGCTGGAGAGACGATCATAAAGATTATCTTCCACAGCTTCTTCAGTAATGCTGAATGCCAAAGCAATGGTTTCGTGGTTGTAACGAGCAGTGTATGCTTCGTTAGCGTCATCAAAATTCACCGCAGAACCTTCTGATTTAGTAGGTGCCGCACCGAACCCGGATAACATGACCTCCTCCTCGAATGCTCTATCTGAGGATTCGGTGGTGAAGATTTCGGCGTGCTGGTTCTCGTAGCGTGAATACTCCATACCAAATAGAGCATTAAGGCCAGGTTCCAGCTCTTTCGCCAATTGTTGACGTGAAATAGCCATTGTCTAAGCCTCCTTATACGCCAGTGGTTGAAACAGTGCCACCAGCAATAGAACCATTGGCACTATTGAAGTGGTTGTTCAAACGCACGATTACAGGGATACCAGCAGCAGTGAAGTCCTGGTTCTCAGGGTCTTCTTGCCAGCCCATAATACGCAAGTTGAGCGTATTAGTGGTAGCAATGGTGCTAACAGCCAATGAAGCAGAGGAAATACCAGTTGTGGTAGAACCTGAAGTTGCAGTGGCGAAGTTAGCGTTGGCGAACACATGACCACGCATGGTTGCCTTGCTGGTTAATGACGCATCAGATGCAATTGCGAACAACTGCATTGGGTCGTCATATACGAAAGCCTTGATCGGATGGTTTGAATCCGCACCAGATCCTGGCCAGTAGTTTGAGAATACTTTCTCGCCAGTGGTCGAAGATACATACTCACAGCCCCAGAAAACACCAAGCAAACCTACAGTGCCACCAGCCGCCGCGCCCACAATATCAATGTATCCTGTGGACAGAGGGATGACCGGGGAACCTTGGTAGATTGCATTGGTATTGCCGTTGGCAATCTCGTAGAGTGTGTACCCAGACGCACCAGTTGAATTAGCGTTCGAGCCTAACTTTGCGATAGGACGAAGGCCAAAAGAACCGTTAGCATTTGCCATAGGTTTACTCCTTCAATCTAAATTAGGAGTCGCGTTTGCGACCTCCAAAGGTTACACGACTTTGCCTATCATTAGTAATAGGCATCGAAGGATGTTGCTCCTTCATTAAGTCCTGGTCAACAGCGACCATTTGTTCGCGGGTCCGTCCCCGGTAATATGCGGTTCTTTCCTGCGCTGTCTCTTCAGGTATACGGGCTAGCATAAGTCCACCGTTACCAATGACCCCAGCATGTTGCCCTTCGTCAATAGCGGCATAATCAAATCCGGGGTACTCATCAGCTCTGACTGGTTCCCATCCCTCACGAAGTTTCGCGTGGACGTTCATTTTGTCATCATCGCCTCTGAGTGCTGTACGGATCCAACGATGCTTATATCCATCGGGAGCGTCTGGAGCCTCTAGTCGGCTGGGCGGTGCCCAAGGTTTGCGGCGCGAAGTTTTTTCGCGTGTTTCTGTTGACCGTGGCTGTCTTGAATCACTCATAGCATTAATCCTTTACATACTTGGCGTATTCTTCAAGAGGAACACCAAGTTTTTTGGCCATTGCCACCTGTGAAGGTGATAACTTGACGGTCCTGCGCCCCTGTTTGTTGCTGCGGGATGCGGAAGTTGAAGCCGAGGCGACCCTAGAACTTCCCCCGTTTTTGGTGCTACCCATCTCATTTGGAAAACGATTCCTAAGACGGGCGTCTAACTCACTATAATACTCATCGCTCGTTCCGTCAAACCCTTCTTCAAGAAGTTGCTTGTCAATAACGAATGCTGCGTTGGTCATAATTTCGTCTTCACCAAACCATTCATGCTTCGCCGCCCACTTTTCAGCCTTTGGATGAGGCTTCTGTTGGGCAGGTTGCTGAACCTGTTGGGCAGGTTGTTGCACTTGTTGAGCTGGCTGTTGAACAGACTGTGATTCCTGCCGCTGCTTTGCCATGCGGTAACGCTCTTCTTCGATTGCGATCTTTGAAAGAGCCTGTGATGCTTCATACATAGCATCAGGATCTCCGCGTTCGTGAGCGTCACGATAGGCTTGTTTTGCCGTTGCTTTCTGGGACTCAAGACGAGTTCCATATTCAGTAATGTAGCCTTGATCAAGGCTGGTTAATTTATTTTTAAGTTGGTCGTTTTCTTTTTTCAGCATTTCTGCCAAACGAGCGGCTTCTTCTTTGTCGCGCTCGGCAAAACGATACTTCTCAGTAAGTTTTTTGATGCGTTTCTGAACGCCTTTGCTATAGCTGTCCAGTTCCTCTTCGGAGGAGTCCTCTTCAACCGCTTCTACCTGTGGCGCATCATCACCATCATCTGTGTTAACTTTTTTGCCAGATTCGTCAAAAGTTACTTCAACGTCATTCTCCAGCTCTTGCGCTTGTTCCATTTGTGCCTCCTCAGACATGTTTCACGTCATCTGGTTCTAAAAGAGTTGCGATAACTTCGTCATCATTAATGATGCGAACTTCGCCACCGTCAATCTTGAACCGAGATCCTGCATACCGACCAATGCAAACCCACTGACCTTCTTGACACCATGCTTCGGGGTTGTCACCGAACTTGTTGGGGTCTTGATAAGCCAAAGGTCCTAGCTTGAGCACATATGCCACAACTGTAGCTAATGCTTCTCGCTCCCTTGTTTGGTCTGGAATGATGATACCGCCTTCTGTTTTGGCTTTACCCTGATAAGGCATAACCAAAATCCTCCAGCCTGTCGGCTGTGGAAGACGCTCTTTTAACGATTTCTTGAGAAGGCTCGGATCTAGAACTCTTTTGTTCTCTTCGATATAAGCCTCTTCAACTGAGGTAGGTTTTTTGTCAGCTTGTACTTTTGCTGCGATGTGATCAGGAACGTATAAAGTCTTCGCCATCGTCTATATTTTTCTCCAGCAGGGATTTGATTTCTTCCTTGGCGTAGACAAGACCCTGTACTTCTCCCACCATCCGCTGGTACTGCTCAAAGTTCTGAACACCACCAGATGTTAGCATGTCAGCAACTTGCTGTTCACGCTGCTCCAACAATTTATATACATATTTTGCGAAGTCTGCAACATCCATTATAGAATATCTTTGTAGCTTGCTTGTTTGTCACTTGTGATTGGACCACCTTCTGCCCAACTATCACAGGTATTATCCGACTCGCAAACAAACTTCCAGATCTGACAGTAGCCAGTGTTGCCTGACTCATCACCTATGCATTCAAGCATGTCTTCAGTCTGGTTATACGCGGAACAACTACCGCATACGTCATCTGCGCGGAAAGCCGATGAGAAATTAGGCTCACGATAGTTTGCTTCCTCTATCGCAACTTCACGGTTTTCTGCGTTTAGGTCAGCGTCTTGAGTGGGAAGAGGGCATCTCTTCCCATCATCATCGTCTGACATTTTATCTACTGGAATGCCGCCATCGGGCATAATGCTTATCATAATAGTAGGCATTAGTATGTTCCGCTAAATGCTTTACCTTTAACAGCCGCGCCACAACCACGGCCCGTGTCTGAACTGACACTCATGCCATCGCGGTAGCCTTTGACTTTGCCGCCATAACGATAGCCGCGACCCTTAACCATGCCGCCGCCCATCATACCATCATCATC